TGGTAGTGAGAGGGTCTGTAAAAGGTCTTAACTGTATTACCTCTGCTGACTTAATATCGGCCCAAGAAGTAACATAAGTAGGAGTAGACCCACTTAGAAAAGCGTATTGTCCCGCAGCATTCGGTAAAGAACTCTGTAAGTTGTCGTATGGAAGTATTCTGGAAGCTCCTGGCAGGCCTGGACGACCATCAGTGCCTGGAGATCCGTCTAAACCATCAGAAATAGCGGCTATAGTTACCGTATCGAAAGCCACGAAAGAGAAAGGAAGTCCTCCATCTGTAACCTCTACTTTATAAGTTAGAGAGGTATTTTCAGCCGGAAGACCTGATTCAGGAATAACATAATCATTGTCCGTACTCCAGTCCTGCACAGGACTTCCCGCATCATTTAAAAACCGATACTGGGTAGGACTGCCTAATCCGGCAGAGGGAGTGGCTGTAAGAGTAATATTGTTAGTAGGGCTAGAATCTATCAGAGAGCCATTAGAATACTTAGCCACGTAATTACTAGCCGTCAAATTTACTGTTTCAGCATCTACTCCGTCCGTTGCGTTTGTAGATAGGAGATTTTCAATAGAATAAACAATAGGACTACCTGTAGCTATAACTTTTGAAAGTAATAAATCTTTATTGGACTCAGGAGCAATAGTTTGTTTAAATCCAAAAGATCCAGTAAATACCTTAGTGACGGGTTCTCTAGTATACAATATCGTATCGCTTTCAACTGATTCTACCCTAGAATACCATGCATCAGTGGTAAAAGATCCTGGGGTGTTTACGCTGGAAACTCTTATTAAATCTCCTACAGAATAATCTGTTAGAAACGACGTTCCTGACCCTACTATCCTGGATCTATTTACCGTAGTAGTTATAGTGCCTGTAATAGTGGTTAATCCGTTGTTGGCATCGTTTAAAGGAGCCCACCAAGTGGCGGTTCCAAAAATAAAAGGACTAGATACAGCTGTTAAGTCAGAACTATACCACGAGTTATCCGTTACTAACTCTGCTTCCTTAAAAGCGTTGGGAGGGCTAGTTGCTGTTTCTGAGTGATCATAGTAAACATATGCTTCCTCTCCACCCACAAGAGAGCTATAGTCTAAAGATATAACTGAAGGAATATCTACGAAATCGTCTGCTGGATTTCTTATTGTAAAAGCAGCGGGAGAAATAGTAACCTCTCCTGTAGAGCTGTCTATCTGAGGAATTCTATCCATGCTGCCAAAAGAAGAAACGCGGTCCTCTATTGCGTTTATCCTATTTTTTTCTGTTTGTATAGTTATACTTCTAGTAACCCATTCACTAACCTTTCCTTTTGAATTTACAGACCTAACTTGAAGTAAATAAGTTCCCTCTGAAAGACCTGGGTAGTCAAGACTATTTGAAAAGGAAGATTCTGTACTTCCAGAATCCAGTCTTACTCTAAAACCGGACAAAAATCGATAAGGAAGCAACTCAAAGGACCTGTCCTCTATAGTAGCTCCGCTTTGATGGCGCTGTTTTGGGGTTGTATAATACCCTCTTTTAACTCCAGTTAGTTTTCCAGTGTCTGTTCCGTCATAAGATACAAACTCTCTAACACTTCCATTGGAGTTTAAGATTGCCGCAACCCCTCCACCACTCTTAAAGGAAGCTGAGCTAGTCACGGGTATCTCTATAAAAGACCTTTTATTTAAGGCTGCGGACAAAGTTGTTGTGGCGTCCACATCCTCTGAAGGTACTCTCTCTTCGGGCACATTCCAAGCAGCAGTAGCCACAGTTGTTACTGCCTCAGAAGTATCTTCTTCAGCATCTACTCCCGTTCCTGTGGCCCCGGAAAAAGCATAACTCATTCCTACCTCGCTAGGGGGCGGAACATATCCGGGAACGTAGGTGGGATCCCCAATATTAGGGTCTGGAGCAGATGGATAGCCAAAGTCAACTAAAGTATACTTTGATATATCATATAGAGAGGCTACAATAGAATACTCTCCGTTTTCGGTCTCTTCAATACCTAAAACCCTAAACTGCTTTTGGTTTACTTCATCCGGGTCTTCTCCTGCATTTACCCCGTCTGTAGTTAGGGCCCAGATAGAGTCTGAGTCTGGAACAGCTGGAAATCCTGTAACCAACTCTATTATATTACCTGAAGAAGCTCCTTCATCGACCTCTTGAGACTTTATGTGACCGTTTTCCGTCCAATAAACTTGAATACGATTACCAGAGTCATCTGTAGCATCTGCGGCGTCTTCTTTAGAAGTTATACTGCTTATAAGCTGCCCTCGAGAGTAAGTAGTTCCTCCAACAGTAGCATCTTCATTTTGGACTAAATAAGCTGCTCCTCCTTTAAAGTAAACATGAAGAACATAAGAACTACCAGCAGCTAGAGTAACTTCTCTATCTAGATGTATGGTATTGGCATCTGGAGTTGGACTCGCACTGACATTGTCTTGTTCTTTACTGATTCTGCCACTGAATTGAACAAAAGATCTCTCTTGGTCCTGAACATTTATTATGTCTCCAGGCAGTATGAAAGAGCCGTTACTTCCTGTCTCAAACTTAACAACCTCGTTTTCTCTAGAGTTTGTTTCCAAGTACCATTTTCCAGCTCTATATGCTTGTCCTCTGCTGGTACACCCAAAAGCAATAATATCCTCTGCCAAAATGGCAGCCTTCTCTGTTATTTTCTCTAAATCGTCTATTACTACTACTTCTTTAGCATAGTTTTTATCTGGGTTTCTCCAAGTTACATTGACCCTGTTTCTGGTAACTCTGTCTGATTGCCCTTCATAAGTAAATAAACCGTCTACTACGTTACCTTGAGTAAAAGTATACACTGGCTCTTTTGGACCATCTTGAATAGGCACTATTTGTCCGTTAAGCCAATACATGATTCCGCGAAACACTGTTGCGAAATCCTTTAGAATTTTGTAGGCTTCCTGAGAACTTTCTATTATAACATTAGTAGTAAACCTAGGTTCCTGCCCGCCTCTTCCGTCTGGAACAAGCTCGTCACAATATTGAGCTATCTGATACAAAGAGTAAATGTCTATTAAATCCGAGTCTATATAATCCCCTAAGCCATAAACAGGATTTCTAAGAATATCGTAGAAAACCCAAGCGGGATTGTTGCAATACACTTTTCTAACATTCGCTATAGAGGCTGCTGTAACGTCCCCCCTAAAGTTTCCATCCCAGTCTTGCTCGGTTCCACTATCTGCCCCTGTTGAAACGTTTCTAGTGTATTTTGCATTTAAATCATCATTTTCCTCTCTTGTTATATAGTTTGTAGGAACTTGAATTTTCTTTCCACGCACCACATAGCTTCTTCTAGGAGGATTGCTAAAATCTTTTGCGGAGTAAGTTACTGTAGCGTAAGAAGTACCTCTATAATTCAAATGATCTAATACTTGGGCTTGAACTGCTTTAAGTGTGGTATCCTTGGTTTTTTGATAATGCTCCTCTTCCCCAGAATCTCCAGTAACCTTTTTGACTGTTATCTCCCAGTCATTGAAAGGCTGGTACTCTTCTACGTCGAAACGAAACTCTTTTATGTAAGGTTTTTTTGTTTTTTGTTGCCAGTATCCAGAGCCCGACGGAGAAGAGGCGGAAGGATTACTTCGTCCTATAACAACAATATCATTAGTAAAAGAGGCACTCCCTGCGGGCTTGTATTTAAATAATACTTGTACCTCTACTGCCTGAGCATATTCCCTCCCGCTTCTTCCACTAACAGAGATTAGTGAGGGGCCTTCTATACTTATTTTAAACTTGTCAATGTCCTCTGGATTAGCTATTCCCATTAAAGTAGGAGTAATAACTATACTACCAGCTTCTCCACCGAAGTCAGAGTGTTGCTTAAGAGCTTGCTGAGGGTTGTATAGAAAGGATGCTGCACTAGATTGCGAAGGGGATCTCTGGTATTTTTGATTTTTGCTTCCAGTAAAAAAGCTAGCCGAAGCACCTTCATAGGTCCAATCAGAGTCGGGATAAGAGCTAGCTTCAGGAAGAACTCCAGAACCTATAATAACACGAGTACCTGATACAGTGCTTACTAAAGTATCTGCTAAAGTTACAGATCCAGAAGTTAGAGCAGAAGTTATTTTAGTAGTTAAATTAGCTTCTACTTCATCACCTGAATAGGTGCCACTAACCGGGGAAGGCTTAAAAAGCTGGGCTTGAGTAGCAGAATCTACATCTGAAATATACGATGTAAAATAATCTCCGTCTTCTGTAAATATTTGTATTACAGTGCCTCTAAAACCTGTTATGTCTGTATCGAACTCCGCTGACATACCTGCTTCAAACCAAGAAGAATTAGAAGTAATAATGTTACTGTTGGCGCTTAAAGTAAAAGTTATTCCAGCAGTGCTTTTTCCCGCACCTTCTATTTCTATATGCCTATTTAAAGTAGTGCTTGAAGTGTTGAGATCTCCAGATATAGTCAAAGAGCTTGTTCCGCCTGTACCTGATCCTGTGAGAACAGTGCCATCACCACCTTGAGCAGCCCTTTCGATATAGGCATCTTCAGACAACAGAGATGCTCCATTTAATAAGATACTGGCGGGTCCTTGCACTAAACCCTCTATCTCTCCCTCAGCTATGAGGTCATATATTACGGCGTATTGAATTCTAGACAGTCCAGAACTTGTAGCGTCTCCTTGTTGTTGTTGTTGTTGAGAATCCCTACCAGCAAGCTCGTCTCTGAATCTCTGTTCCCACCATTCCTGTGTTCCTTCTATATTACCTTCAAACATTATTTAACCCCAATCCCGACTATATGCGCTCTTGTACTGCCACCCACCAACTATAGGCTTTTCAACTACATAACTTACTGAAATAGGTTTTCCAAGTACCTCCATTTCTCCGTAGACTATAGGGATGGGGGTTCCTTCACGAATGCCATTTACTCCACCTCCGAACAAATAACTATCTTGCTCTACTCGGTCTTTACTTGGCTCTGGCATTAACATTTCCTGAATACCTCCCATAACCAAGCTTAACCCTAACCCTGCTACGGCCATACCAAGGCCGCTTAGTCCAATAGCAGCTCCTCCAGTACCTAATGTTGTTGTTGTTAAAGCGCCTGCTAGCCCGCTAGCAGTCCCTCCCAAACCGACAACTCCAGCAGCTGAAATTAAGGCCCACCCTACAGTTACAAGAAGTATTGCGCCTATTATAATTTTACCAACAGATCCTGCACCGGCGGGTACAGGAGTTATAATAATGTCGTTATCGCTTAAGGACAGCTCTAGTTCTTCTTCCCCTAGGAACTCTTCTCCTCGCTGAATGGTATAGTTTACTCCCTTCTGGGTTTGATCAATTATATACTCACGAAAGCCTTTTCTCTGGCATCCTATAAGATTAAATATGTTTTTTATTCTGGGGGCTGTCATGGTCCACTCTGAACCAAATTTTTCTCCCATTTCACCCATTAGATACACTTTCATGCTTTAATATCCTAGTTTTAAATTTTGCCCATAAAGGGTAAAGGCTTTGTATTGATGATACTCTATTCTCTGTGTGATGCAATATCTTACCGTTTCCTAAATATACTGCGCAGTGGTTTTCTACTGGTGCTCTTATTTTAAAAAGTATTGCATTTCCTATAGATAAATCGGTTGTTTCTTTAAATCCAAGCTTTGGGAAGTTAGAAAAGTGATCTACCTCTTGATAGTTTTCATAATCCCTATCTTCCCACTCTACAGAAATATTATAGTGCATTTTGTAGTAGTCTGAAACCAAAGTTAAGCAGTCATACTGTTTCCAAACATAAGGTCTTCCCTCTAAAGGCTTTACATGGTTCCAGTTACCTTCAATATCTACTATAATATAATCTGTTTTTAGTGCATTGCACTGTATTAGGTCATTTTGGCTTGCAGTTACCGGCTCATCTACATGGCTGTGAACTATTGCTAATATTTTTTGGGTAAGTAGCTGTTTAGTGTACTCTTTGGGGTTCATCTCAAAAGTATCATTACTTTTAGAGATATTTTCCATAGGAGTCCAAATTATGTTCTTACCCTTTTTTCCAATTATACCACAGCACTCTTTTGGATAGCAATCCTTAGCGTGCTGAATAATATCAGTTTGATATTCCTGGAAAACCTCCAAAAGGAATCTCCTTATTTCTAATTTTATCGACGGCAGGCCTTCCGGTTCCACCTCCTGCAGTACTCCACCTAGTGCAGTATCTTAAAGTACAAGCAGTTAAGCTTTTAGAGCATTGATCTCCTATCTGCCACCCAGGGTTAATGGTAGGATTAGGAGTGCCTGTTACCGTTTTATTTTTTACCTGCCAAACTCTGTTAGATCTTGCCGCATACTCATTATACCTACTGTCTGTATAGGCGTTGTAAGTTACCCCAGACCCCCACGCAGCATCGTATACCCTAACCCTTCTAACATTTGGATTAGAATCGGAAAGTGTTCCTGGACTGCTTGAAGTATTTACTGCTTGCCAATAATCATACACAGTTCCGGGAGCCACTAAATTTCCGTTTTCGTCAACTTTTTTAAATCCGGACGTGTCGGCATTAGTTCTATAAAGTTGATTTTTTGTTATTGCTCCACTAGTATACACTGTTATAGTATTTCCGTCAGATACTATAGGTTCATCATCCTTGTTGAAGTATACTCGCTTCTCGGTACTGCCATCTATTTTTATTAATCCTCCCTGACTCCAAGTACAAGAACCCTGACGATCCGCAGCGGCTATTTCTGGAGCGGAACCTTGATATCTCCAGCTGCAAGAGTTTCCCATAACAACTCTTTTCGGCAGACGTATACCATTTAAATCGAAAGGAGAAGCTAACTCAAATTTAATATGCAAGATTGACTCTTCCGCTATTCTATCTATAAAGTACATTTGAGTTGGCATTTCCACAGCAGGATCACTAGTGTCAGTAGGGTATAAGTATTTCTCTAGAGTTCTTCTTCTGTATATCTTTTTCCCTAGTAAGTCTTTATTGGTTAATCCGCCTAAAGCGTCGGAAAAAGTGGTAAGTATATTAGCTACGGTTATTTTTGGTCTAGCGCTTGGTCCGTCTGATTGAAGAGAAAACCCTTCTCCCTCAATAGGAATAGCCTCGTAATTATTTATAGTGGCTCCTCCTCCACGCTGTCTAAATTGTACTTCTCCCAAGTCCTCGTCTAAGCCGGAATAGAAATAGGCGAATGAAGAGGGGGAGAGCTCAAGCTCCCACAGCTCAACTTGGGAAGATACCGACTGACGCTGTAAGTCTTCATTTAAGTCATCTATAGTTGCCATTAGTTAATTCCGTAGTTAACGTTCAAAATAACTCTATTGTTATTTTTGCTAGGGGAGTGCCCTGTGTGATAGTGGTGGCCCCCAAAGGCTAAAAGTCTATTCTTCTTAGGAGAAACAACCTCTTGTATAGAGTATTTGTCGCTTACAGAAGTTTCATTAAAAATAATAGTGTCTCCGTCACTGTCATTTAAGTACACTATAAAACTATAGTGGGGTTTCTCTCCCATATCTACATGAGGTTTGTGAAGCGTATTATCAGGAGACCTAAAAGTCATATCTAGTCTAGCTCTCAGAAGATCTGAAAAAGATAATCCGAACTCTTCTTGAATTTTAAAGAAAATGGGAAAAAACAGCTTGTCTTCTGGGCACTTTTTTATATCTGGATACTCAGAGTCTAAAAACTTCCTAGACATTCCAAAGTGCCAAGGCTCTTCCCCTTGAGTTTGAGTAATACAAGAGTTGTAAGACCAAGGGTAATCTGGGTGCTGAACAGAATAACTTATATAGTTAATTAAATGTATGTCAAAAAAATCATCAAATATTTTAGGCTTCATATACTCGCCGTAGTTTTGCGGTTAAAGATTTAACTCCAGAAACTGGAGTGCTAATATCCCAAGACTCGCAAATAACTACGAGATCAATGGTTTCTGGAGAAGAGTTGGTATCCTCTTCCTTAAAAATTAAAGTGTCCACGCCATTTAGACTGGCAAAGAAGGTGTTTAGATCGTCTATTTCGGCTTCTGGCCTATTTACAAAAGTAAGCGTATACTCCTCTTTAAAATTGTTTATTCCTACAACTTTTCGCTGCTCGTACCCATCGCCAAATTTAGTGGTTCTAATATTTGGCTTTCTAGACCTTTTATAGTTCTTGTCTGGAACTACCGGCCCTGAAAACCCTGTTATGTTTGCTCCTGTGCTTTGTACTAATCCAATAGCCATTATCTACGACTTCCATAAGGACTTAAAACTCCTCCCGGACGCTGCTGTTCTTGTAACTCTCTTTGAACAGCGCCAGCAATAAGTCTTCCTAGCAGGGCCGAATTAGCTCCAGAAGAATCTTCTGTTTGAGAAGACCCTTCCCCTGCTGCCATATTTATATTTACAGAAACATTATTTTGCTGTTGATTGGTTCCCGCCATGTCTACAGGTATTCTTTTTCCGTCTGGAAGAGGAACTACCGCTTCGTTTGACTTTCCTTCACCTATAAGACCAAGGGTTGGTTTTGTGACTACTCCACCCTCTGCCAATCCTCTGAAGCCTCCGGTATAACCTCCATTTGCAAAACCAAACAATCCAGCTATACCGCCCAGTATTGGGCCTACTCCGGGTATGAAACTCAGCAGAGAGCTTATGCCACCTAGACCTCCTCCGCCTCCACCACCGCCAAGAAGTCCTTGGAAGAGTCCCCCGAACTGGCCTAAGATTCCATCGAACAAACCTCCGAATCCTTCTAAGCCTCCCTTAAATATATCTCCGAATCCTTTTAAGAAGCCCCCTTCTTTGGAAAACAATCCGCCGATTTTCTTACTAAATCCTCCGAATACTCCTTTTATTTTTGAGAAGAATCCTGATCCCTGTGCACCGGCAGCAGCCTGAGCTTGATCGCCTATAGGGGTTGATCCGGTTCCTGGAAGAGGGGGACCCTGCAAAAGCTCCCCAGTTTCTCTGTTTTGTAGTCCTTGAGAAGCTAGCTTTTCGTCTATTTCGGGCTTTTCCTCAAAAAGTCCTTTTAATGGCTCTTCTTCTGACTTTGCGGACATTGATTCTATAAGCCTATCCGTGGCGGCATTTATACACTCACAAATTTTTCCTGCACCCTCTACAGTAACTTGACTTATAGCAGTTGTTTGTCTTTCCACAGCCATTTTCTGCTCTTCTGCTTTTGTATTAGCTTGGGCTGCTTGCTTAACTGATTCTGCTTTCTGCTCTCCAGAGATTTGAAGAATTCGTCCTAATTGAGTATTTGTCTCTGCCCCTGTGGCATTTAAGGAACTTAGTGGCCCCTCATCAGAGCTTGTCTCAATCATACTGGCTTCTGGCTCAGAAGGGGCAAGAACGCCTGCTCCTCCTAAATCTCCAATAGGTAAACGACTGGCTTGAAATTTAGCCTCCCTTCTTTCTAACTCAGTATTTATTTCTTGGATCTTGGTTTTAACTTTGTTCCATAACTCTACTACCCATTCTGATCCTTCTTCTAATACTTTTTGTTCTCTTAATCTTCTCTGCTGCTCATACTCTTGGAAACTTAAACCGCTGTCCAATCTAGCTGCTCCATCTTTTGTAAAAGCGGAGCCCTCTGCTCCATCGGGAATAAGTTTTGGTCCTTCTGAGGCCACTTCTGCGGGACTTTGAGGATTAAGGGCCTGTCGTAGCCTGTCAGGCAAATCAGTATTATCAAATACCCTTTGTAAAGCCATAGCACCCGACTCAAAAGACTCTTCAAGAACAGTTTTTAACTGCTCTGTAGCGGCCTTGTCAGCAGCCTCTCTAGCTTCAATAGCTGCCTTACTTATTTCGTCTTGTTTTCTAAGCGCAGCATCTCTGTTCTCAATCAAAGCGTTTATTCTATTAGTTAAATCCGCCCCACTCTTCTCCACCCTCTTGGCCGCAGTAATAGAAGGATCCTCTATTCCAAATACATCGGTAATTATAAAGTTTGTTGCTATGTCTGATAACTGCTTTGTAAGAGCTTTTCCAACACCTAAAGTAAGCTTTAGTAAAGCATCTTTTATACTGGTCTCGTTTCCAAGTATAAAGTTCTCTATAGCGCCAGAAAGTTCTGTCTCTAATGCATCTCTGGCAGACTTCGCTAATAAACCTAAATCATTGTTTGCTACTCTGTATAAATCTATGGACTCTTCTAAAGCTTTTATGTTTTGTTGCTGTAAGGCAAGTCTTGTGGCTGCAGCTCTTATTTGTACTCTGTCCGTAGCCGTAGAAAGCTGAAGCTCTAATAGATTAGCATTAATTTTCTCTTTTTGTAGGTCTAGATCCATTTGCAGAATCTTCAAATTAGCTTGTGCAAACTTTTTAGTTACAGGTCCAAGTTTAGCAAGCTTTTTTTGCTCTAATGCGTATTGCTGAGTCTTTGCGGTTAATTCAGCTTGGGTATCTAGAATATCTCTAAGGCCTTTCTCCAACTCCTGTATGTTTGATCTACCAGTAATACTTTCTAATGTTTCTGAGTAGGCTTCTGTTTCTCCCACCACATCTTTGGTGGCGTCTTTGGCTGACTGTAGTTGAAATCTAAGCTTTTCTATAGCCCCTAAAGTTTCTTCGGCACTAAACTTACCCTCTGTTAAACTTCTAGTAAGATCATTTGCGGCTTCTGAGGCAGCTTTTTGCTCTGCTTGTGCTTTAAGAGCATTTTCCTGAACCCCTTTCAAAGCTTCTGCGGTCAGCTGTGCATCACCTCTTGCCTGCTCTAAAGCCTTAACAAAAGGAGCTGCTGCGGGACCCGAATCTTTAACAAGCTTTTGTAATTTTTTAAACTGAGTAGATATGTCTCCACCCTTATCTTCTATTTCAGCTAAGTTTTTGGCTAAACCCGGTATAGGAGAGGTAGAAAGGCCATTTAAAGTTACGCTCAATACTTTTGATCCGGTTTCAGCGTTATCAAAAGCCGTTTTTAAGTTCATTGCCTCATCAACGGCCTTCTTTAATCCTTCTTCGGTCTTTTCTATTAAGTCATTTAAAGACTTTTGCTCTCTAGCTGACTCTTGTACGCCTAGTAGGTACTCTCCAGTACCGCTATTTTTAAAAGCCTCTGCCAAGTTTGAGATTGGTTGTTCAACACCAAAAAATGAGGATACAGCATTAACTGTTCTATCTATAAATTTAAGGGTGGATACTGCTATATCGAAAATATTCTGTTGAAATTCCTTTAGAAAGTCTTTTACTAATATAAAGCTAGTAATTATGGCTATGGGAGCGAACGCTTTGGAAAGAATTTTTCCTATTCCTCCAAATATTCCTCCAATCTTTGAAACAGCCCCTACGGCTGCTGTCTTTATACCTGTCATAACCACTCGAAAACCTAATCCAAACCTCTGCCATACGGTGAGAGAGGTTTTAGAAGCGATTTGGTTTGCGGCCACTACTTGTGTCATTGCGGTTTGTACAGCAAGTAGTTTTTCTTTTTCGTATCCTTTGAACTTTCCAGTAGTAGCTTTGCCTTCCGCATCTATATTTTTAAGTCCGGATACTACACTTCTCTCTAAATCCTTAAAAGCTTTGGTAGATGTATCTCCAGCCAGTATTTTATCAATTGATTTTGAGGTTCCTTCAAAGCCCTTTAAAGAATTCTGAAGCCCTTTAAATGCGCTTTTCTGAGCTTTTTGGCCGTCTTTAAAAGCGTCAGTAAGCCCTCCTAGCTCATCTTTTGCCTGCTCGAAAGCTCTGCTAGCGTTTCCAAAGGTATCTTCAAGATTTTTCTTAAGATCATCTATTGGCAAAACAGTTTTTGCAACTGCTGCTGCTAACCCACCAAATAATATTACGGCACTTCCAAAATTATTATTTATAACTGAAGCTAATGCTGTGAAAACTGGCAGTATACCGCTTTGCACGGTTTTTAGTAGATCATCAAAAGTAGTAGCTAGCTTGATAAACTGATTGTCCTGGGGAGTAACATCTCCAAACAACTCATTTAACTGTCTTTGAGTTTCTACAGCTACTGCCTGTGACCGTTCATAAGTAGTCAAGTCTTTGCTAGCTTTTCCTATACTTGCGGCATATCTTCTAGTGGCGTCCTCAAGCCTTAGTGTTATACCTAATTCGTCCAATAGCTCTGGCTCAGCCTTAGAAACACCTCGAACAAGTCTATCAAAAGAATCTGCAAAATCTCTACCCAAAGCAGTCGAAGCCTTTCTAGCACCTTCAGCCAAGTTTTCTAAAACCTGGGGAGAGAAACCTTTAGCCAAACCTACAGCGGTGGCGGAGGCCGCTTCTTGAAAAGTCAAAAGCTGTCCAGAAGCCTCTCTTAGAGAAGAAGTTACAGAAGCTAGAGAGGAGCCTGTAGTGGCTGCGAACTCTTGTTGAGACCTTGCTAAGTTATCTACATCTGCTGCTCTTTTGAAAAAGTTAAATGCTGCTGATAATGCAAATACATTGGCGGCTAGACCTGCATAGACAGATACAAGACCGCCCATGCCCTGAGACATTTTGGAAAAACCTTTGGTGGTATTACTAGTAATACCTGCGGTACCCTTTAAGTTACGATCTAATTCGCCCGTCTTTTTCTTTAGCTTGTCGGTCTTAGTTGCAGCACTATCTATTTCGGCGCTCAACTTGTCCATAGAACTAGCTACGATCTTGGTTGAACCATTATCATTTGTTATAACTGTAAATTCTATTACATTCTTGGGCATTACACTTTCACGTTATGGGCAAATTTGCCTGCGTTGGCTTTTCTCTCGGCAGCTTTACGTTGCTGCTCTTGCTTATCAGCCATATGTTTGGAATATACAGACTCTATTTTTGATGTAAAAAATACTACTGTTTTTGGGTCTTCTATTTCATAAAGGTCTACAAAAAATTGTATAGAAGACCAGTCTTTTCCTAAGTAACTTCCGGACATGCCTTCCCACCTATCAGGCAGGTGGTTAAACAGTACAAAAGCCCATTGAACTTCTTCGGGAAAACTATCCAGAGATACTGGCATTTTGGCGGGATCGGGCTCTTGCCCGAGTTGCTCGCACATGGCGAGATATTTTTCTACCGATATTGTTTGTTCTTGTTTTACAGACTTATCAATAAGTTCTAAGCAAGCCTCTACTTGCTCTTCGTAAAATTTTCCAAGTCACCTACAGTGTCTGTTACCCACTCATCAAAAGTGGACGAGTTACGCATAAGTAACTCTGCATCTTCTAAACTGTAGGTCAATTCGGTATCGGGGTCCACACCATCAGTATCAACTAACAGAAGCTCTTCTAAGTATGACATCTTTAGGCCGGACCAACCTTTAATTACAGCGGCCACATATTCTACTAAAAACTTATCTTCATCAAGAACCTCTTCAGGTTGTCTAGTTTTTCTGTCAAACTTTGTTGAAACGCATCGTTTACGTAACTTTAAAAGTTCTGCCCTTCCAAGGTAGCAGAGGGAAATATTAAATCCCGGCATACCAGGAAAATCAATTCCAACAGTTTTAGACTCTTTCATAAGAGTTTTTAGTGAAACATCGCTCATTGTAAAACCTTTTTTATTCTAAGTAAAAATAGGGGAGCCGTAGCTCCCCCCACGATTTTTATAGTATAACACTGGAGCACCTCAGTGTCAAGAACTATTTTTTCCTAGGTGTTATGCCCTATAGATAATTGTTGCTTCGTCAGTGTTATCTACGTTACCATCAGCTACTTGTCCGTGGAATGTAACATCAAGAGTGAGCAAGTCTTCAACGTTAATTACAGGAACTTCTAAGTGAGCTGTAGGAAGATCGAAAGCTACAGAAGGAGTGCCAGTGCCTCCAACGTTTACTGCCATATTGAATACATTACGAACAGTGCTAGTATCAGCCACTAGATCTGCAAACAATTCTCCTGATTTATCATTTGCTTGGTCATTATCTAAGTAACAAGTAATATTCCCTGAAATAGATCTGGGACCTGTAACGTTAGCCAAAGGAACATTTACCAAACCAAGTTCTTCAGGAACCAAATAAGTAAGGTTGTTCTCTATGGTAATACTTCCTCCAGTCAGAATAATTGTATAGGTGTCTGCGATGGGAGACTCCGCAGGAGAAGTATCTCCAGCACCGGGAGAACCAAGTAACAAGTCTGTTCGAATTAATTCAACCGTAGAAATTCTATTGCGAATGAAGTTTGAAGTGTTTGTAAGTGCTTCGTAAATAGTTCTGGTGGGTACAGTTGTTTTTTCATCTACTACCTGCTTTCCAAAACCAGACCACTGAATAGTTGCGATACCATCAATATCAAAGTCAATAGTTGCACTATTTACAACTGCCTGAGTAATCTTATAAACTTGGATATTTGAGCCATCTTCAAAAGAGAAGTAAATATTGAAACTATCACTAAACTTTGAAACGTTTGACGCGTTAAAGTTAAAAATATTGGTAGCACCATTTACGTGGGTATTGACGTTGGTGGTGCCGGAATTTCCCTGCCACTGTCCAGTACCGTCTGTAAAAGTGTCTGCACCAGCCAGCATAGCCCACAAAACCTCCTCTACAGCGTGCACATTACCTGCGGTATCTGCCCAAGTTCCGTCGCCAGGACTTCCTCCTCCAGCAGTTTCAAACGGTCTAACATAGGTGCTAAAAGACCAGTCAACTGGAGCTAGATTATCATTAAATAACAGCCTTGCTCTACGAGAGGTTTCTCCGGCTTCATTGATTGTAATCTCTGAAGCATTGATTGCTTGGGTAAAAGAAAAGCCGTCCAATACAGGAACCTGCCAAATGTCAGAACCCAGCTCAATGTATATTTTTGCGTTACGTGTAAATTGTAATGCCATTTAGTTTCTCCGTTGGGACTGCTTTGAAGCCTTTACTTCCTGCAGTTCCCAGCTTAATCTGCTAATATCTTACATCGCAGATTATTTCACCAACTCCTAAAGGCTCTAGAGCCCCCTCGTCGGAGCTTATACTCAAAATACTAATCTGATGCGTATATTGATCATTATTGTCACGATCTTTATACAACAACCTAGAATTATCCTCTAAGACTGTTTCTACGTCCTCAAAAAGAACTTCTAATGCTGACATAGCATCTTCTTCCTGAACATATACTCTTATAGTTAGGCTTAAAAATCTATCTTTATAGCCCCCGCCTTGGTACTCTCTAGTTTCTGAACCGGCACTTAAATGAACTGCTGGAAAATCCTGTACCTCATCCCAGAACAATAACCTATTTTCAACATTGTTATAAAGGTTAGTTCTATAGGGGGTGTTGCCATTTATTCCTTTAATCTTTGTAACAAGAGCATCAACAATAGACATTCTTCTAGAAGTATATGATCTGTTAGACATTATGTTCTCCTAGTAAAGAACCTTCCTAGAGCCAATTCTGCTGCTACTTCTCTAATAGACCTATCAATTAATTTTCTTGGGTCTCTATCTGAACTAGACCAAGGAGTTTTTCCAGCCCCCTGCTCAAAAACTTGGTAAGGATTCTTATCGTACGTATAACCAACACTAGGAAATCCTTTTCTGGTTTTTATAATGTCAGTTACTTTAACGCTAGATGCAAATGTTCCTGTTCTGTTTATTAGTGCCGGGTATCCCATATTCTTTCTAACAACATTTGGCAGTTTAGCATTTAGTAGAGCCTGTAAGTTTAAAAGATTTTCAGCTGGGTTCTTAGAATTAGAGACCCCTATTTTTACAGGTTTTAGTTTAGCTTTTTTTGTTTTTGCCCTTTGAGTTCCTGTCTTGTCTTTATCTTTTGAAACAACAGGAGTTCTTTTGCCGTCTATTCCGTAGTCCTCCTGCTCAAGTATTTTTACAGTTTTATGTTTTTTGTCTACCTCTATAAGGGGCTTTAGACCCTCTTTACCAATTCTTTTTCTACTGGCCTCTAATAAACTATCTGATCCCTCTGAATTAGCAAATATTAAAGCATTTTCTTCTAAAAGTCTTTCTATAGTTTTTTCTAGTTTTGCTCTTCTCGCTCCACTCTTACCTCCTGAAATAGAATTGCTAACAAAAGAACCCAAAAATAGCTTTATTTTTTGCGTTCCTAACTGAGGGTCCCTTATAGATTCTATAGTGACTCCTTCGTCTGACTCTACTAAAAATTTTATTACTTCAGCCGTCAGATCTGCTTTGTTATTAATATTAGAATCGCCCAATTCCTTTAGCAATTTTTCTGCATTCGCGTCTACAGCTTCTTCTATTGCGGCTAATGCTTGTGTTTCGGATACTCCGCCATCCTCGGAGTGTTCTAGGGCGAATATCCTGCCCGAGCTAAAGTCTCTTTGTATATCTTCTTCTTTTAATTCTATACCTTTTTCTGTTAGATACTTTGATATCTTATCAGCTGTTATTTGTGATAGATTAACTATAAGTTTATCGTAATTTCTTTTAATTAAATCATAGTTACTTCTATCATTTTTAGCCTCTGCTATTACTGTAAACCCCCCTCTCGCGTTAAACACTTTTACTAAAGAACCTTCTCTGGAAGCGACAGCTTGCATTTGTTTTTTAGTGTTGTTTATGGATGTTTTTATGGGGGAGTTTAAGCTTTTTACTATATTATTTATATCTTCTGAGCTTAATACTTCTTTATCGGATTTTGATTTACCCTTTGCTCCACTATATTTTTCTAATTCTGGTCCTAGCTTTTTATAAAGTCTTGCTCTTATAGCTTCTTTTATATTTCTACCTAACATGGTAAAGGTAGTGTACTTTTTATCAGATTCTGCAACCCTAAATATTTCTGCTCTAACTGATAATTTATCTCTGATTGATTGTAATAGAGCTAATTGGGTTGATTTACTCACTAGATATTCCGATACAGATCCAGAACACGGCGAATGTGGTCTGGAAAACCTGGATCGTTACGAATAGCAGATGCCGGTGCGCCTTCCCGAGTAGCTGAAGCAATACTTTGTCGTTGCTTCTGCTCATTGTTATGATAGTAGGTAACAATGTCAGCTACAGCTAACTCTAGGTCTTTTGGTACCGTGGCATATCCCGCGGTATATGTGACTTTTACTGCACCAATGCCTTTGGGCCAGTTTTTATACCCAGTATCGGTGGTGCGAATTAGAAAACAAGGAGTTTCTAAAACATAGTCATAAGAAGCTGGGCTTCCCGCTCCATCAGAGAACAGCTCTTCATAACCAGAAGATTGAGCTGTTCTCTCATAGACGTTCTGAATCTGTAGAACTGGGCCGAAGCTCAGTTCCACAGTATCAGATTCCCAACGTAAGTTGAAAGTCTCGGTAATGCCTGGAGAGGCATTGTAAGTGTCAAAATCTTGTCCAGTATAGTTCCGAACAAGAGCACTCACGGCAGTAATTAGAGTCTCAAACTTTTCATCATATTGAGTCGAGTTTATCCCCTCTAATATCTTATAATCATCGAGTGTAATTAAGTCTGCCATTATGCCTCTCTAGACTTGGGCGGCTCAAGGGCTACAGCTATGCCG